ACTACTGCTACCACAACTGCGACTCCTCGGGTTTCTCAAAATACTAAACTTTTGAACTTCCTGCGATCCGGTGCTTCAATTTCAGCAGGTCAGGCGCGTGGTTTGTTTGGTGTAACATCACTTGGTAAGCGCATTAGTGAACTCCGTTCCGATGGGTATCCAATTTACACAAATGTTGCTAAAAACGGTGCTACTGTTTATCGCCTGGGTACCCCAAGCCGAGCAATGGTTGCAGCAGCGTATCAAGTTGCTGGTTCTTCTGTTTTTGAATAAGAACTAGTTTAGATATAAGTCCTGGACATGACTCTAAACTGTCCTTTTTTTATTGTTAAAATTTTAAATTACAGAAAAATAATAATGGATAATTTTACCGAATTAAATTATAAATTTAATCTTGACGCCCTCACTAAAGATGTATATACTGTCATTGAAACTACGGGATGGGGTGACAAAAATCAAATTTGTTTAACTCACCCAGAAAATCAAGAATCTTGGTTTATCGGATCAGGTGGTTTAATTACTACTAAAAATTTTACTGTAATGAATAACTTTCTTATTGGAAGTTATTATGAACAGGTACACAATACCATCAAAAAAGACTTTCCTTTTACCCGTGTTAGGTTAATGAATCTTGTTGCTGGACAATGTATGTCTTTACATACAGACACCCAACCACGAATTCATATTCCTATTGTTACTAATGAACAATGTTTAATGATCATTGATAATGAAGTAAAGCATATGCCAGCGAAAGGTAGTGCTTGGTTGACAAATACTTTAAAAACACACACAGCACTAAATGCAAATCTTACCATGAATAGAATTCATATTTTATTTGATTTAATTTAATCAGGAGTATTCAATGCATATTGATAGTGAAATTAAACGTAAAATTTCAAAAATAGTCATTGCAAGTAAAAGAACATTAGATCCCAGTTTTAGGCAATATTGGAAAAACACTGCCAACTCTTTGGTGACTAAATACAATGTAAGTATTTCTGAAATTGAAAATAGTCCGGAGTATCATAATGAAATTAAAACTAGTAGCTACTACTAAAATCTATAAAAATATGGGTGGCATGGATGTTCCCATGTGGCGATGTGTTGGCGGTGGAGAATATATTCTCAAGCGTTTCGATGAGGAGCCTAAATGGAAAGAAGTTGGAGAAGCAGTAAATTCTTTTCAACATATTCTAGAAGGAAAACTTGCTATAGATGTTAAAGAAATTTATGGTGGGTTTGAACTCTATGATAATAATTCTTTAACTCACAGTGAAAACTTTCAGTTACAGCATGGCGGAACTATTGATTTTCCTGCTGAAGATGCAACCATTATAGATGTTTCTGAGGAAATGAATGGTATCAAAAGGTTATAGATTTTAAAATGTTATAAATACAAGCATGATTACATTTAAAAAATACCTCACTGAGGCAACCAACGAAGACCAATTAACTCACTTAGAACATGTGGAAGATCATTCTATACACAGTGGTTCTAAGGGGTTTGCCCATGCTTTTCATACACTAAACGGTGTACATGAAAGTTTAATAGGCAAAGCAGGCGGCACTAAGGTTACCATGAAATATGATGGTAGCCCTTCAGTTGTTTTCGGTCATCATCCAGAAACAGGTAAATTTTTCGTAGGCACTAAGGGTACTTTTAATAAGACTCCTAAAATAGCACACACTCCTGAAGAAATAGAAAAGAATTACGGTCATTCTGAGGGATTGAAAAAGAAAATGCACGCCGCTTTAGAACACTTGCCTAAGATAGTCCCAGACAAAGGCGTTTATCAAGCAGACATTATGCACACTCCTGATGATCTTCAACATGAAGGTCATCGAATTTCACACAAAGCAAATCTTATCACCTATCATCATAAATCAAACTCTGATGAGGCTAAAAAAGCAGTAAACTCAAAGATTGGTGTTGCTGTACATACTTCATATGAAGGAAAAACTCTTCAAGATATGAAAGTAAAACAAGCGCATGTTCCTGAAATGAAAGACCACGCAAGTGTACATCAATTTCCTATGTTTCATGAAATGGAACATGTATCATATACACAAGCACAACAAAAACAATATAAAGAACATATGCAAAATGCTATGGATGCTTACAAAAAAGCACCTAAAGAAGCATTTGAACACACTGAATCACATGAGAATCAGCATGGAAGTAGTGGTGCTGCAATCTCTGCTTATATAAATAAGACTGTTCGGGATGGTAGTAAACCTAGTCATGGAGGTTTTGTAGATCACCTTAAAGAAGTTTATGCTAAAAAAGCAGCAAGTGTAAAAACTGACGCTGCACAAGCAAAACATTCTGAAGCAGGCGTTAAACACATAAAGAGCATAAACGCAAGTCATATAACACATGTGTTTAATATACATCAGCATTTGCAAAAAGCTAAAAACGTATTAACTGACGCATTTAACTCGCATCATATTCATGGGCACGAATTTGACGGGCAAGCAATAAACCCAGAAGGATATGTTGTCCATCACAATGGCAGACCTTCAAAATTTGTATTGAGACATGAATTTAGCAAAATGAATTTTGCTGCCAGCGAAATGAGGAAACAAGGTGATGGCAAATAAACATATTGTATTTACTTTTGGTAGAATGAATCCTCCTACCACGGGGCATAGTAAACTAATCAATACTGTACATCAATATGCTCAAGAAAATGGGCATGATCATCAGGTTATTGTTAGTCATTCACAAGACAAACATAAAAATCCTTTGTCGTCAGAACACAAACTCCATTATTTAAATCACATTCATCCCAATGTACACTTTGAAGCATCTTCAAAAGAACATCCTCACTTTCTTGCACAGTTGAAAAAATTTCATCAACAAGGATACAAACATGCTACAATGTTTGTGGGTTCTGATCGCGTAGAGGAAATGAAAACTCTTGCTCAAAAGTATAACGGACCTAATGGTGAATACAATTTTGATAGTTTACACATTAAGTCGGCGGGTAAAAGAGATCCTGATGCTGAAGGTGTAGAAGGAATGAGTGGAACTAAAATGAGAACTCATGCTGGAAATAATGACTTTGATAAATTCAGAGAAGGGTTGCACGAAAAGGCATCAGATCAACATGCTAAAAAATTGTTTGACGCAGTAAGAAATGGAATGGGATTAAAAGAACAACAACAAAGATTATCATTCGGAGCATTTTTAAATGAACAGAGAAGCAGTTTTCAAACAACTAAAAATAGATGAGGGCGTTAAGTATGAAATCTACAACGATCACCTCGGATTACCAACCTTTGGCGTCGGTCATCTTGTCACAAAAAACGACCCGGAATTCGGAAAACCTCTTGGAACTCCAATCTCTGAGGAAAGAGTCAGAACGTGTTTCGATAGAGATCTTGATACTGCCATCTCCGAATGTGATAGGTTATACGAAGACGGGGTCTTTAGAAGTTTACCAGGAGATGTCCAAGAAATCTTGGTTAATATGATGTTTAATATGGGCAGACCTCGCCTGTCAGGATTTAAAAAGTTTCTTGCTGCTGTTAAAGCAAAAAACTTTAAAGAAGCAGCAAAAGAAGGAAGAGATAGCCGTTGGTACGATCAAGTAAAAAATCGTGCTGAAAGATTGATGTCTTCTTTAGAAAAAATAGGTAATTAACATGAATGATAAAACAGAATTTTATCAACACGCATTAATTTCTAGACTCGCATATAAAGATTTAACCCCAGATGTTCTTAAAGAATGGGAAGGTCTGGGATTTACTTATGTAAAGTTTTTCAGTATAGAAGGCGCTCAAGCATATGTCTTAGGCAATGAAGAGAGAATTACCATTGTGTTTAGAGGTACTGAACCTAAAGAAAAAAGTGATATAATTGCCGATTTGAAAGCAAATCATAATAAAGGCTTTCATCGTGGATTTTATCAAGAATATAAAAAAATAAGAGTTGCTATAGATATTGAACTTCTTACACAAATATCAGAAAAAATACGACCCATTTATGTAACAGGACACAGTTTAGGTGCAGCAATTGCTTCTATATTCTGTTTTCATCATTCAGAAGTAGCTGCACTCTATACGTATGGGTGTCCTCGTAATGCATCTTGGTCTAAATCTAAGGAATTGAAAGTTCCACATTATCGCTGTGTAAACAACAACGATATAGTTCCTAAAGTTCCGCCATCAATAATGGGTTTCAGTCACCACGGTGAATTACATTATATTAACTATTATGGCAATATTCGTGAACTAACTACATGGCAAAGAACAAAAGACTCTTGGCGTGGTCGTAAACGTGCTTGGCAAAAAGGACAAAAGTTTGATGGAATATATGATCACATGATGGATGAGTATTGTTCTTGTTTAGAGGATAAAGATTAGTGTGGGTTATATTAATCAGATCAGCAGTTACTAGTATTTTTGGTTCTGCTTATGGTAAATGGTTTTTAGGCACAAAAGCGGGAGTTTTATTCCAAACAAAATTAGATTATTTTATGGAATACCTTTCTTATAAATACGATATTAATATAACTAAAAAAGAAGAAAAATGGCGTTCTGATTATCCTTTAATATCGGAAAGAATCGACTCTTTAGAAAAAAAAATTCAGGAGCTGGAAATGCAAAAGCAACAACAACAAGTTTCTTCGCCAAAGACACAAGAAAGTCAAGCTAAAGATAGAAAACATAATCAATAGGTAGATTTAAAAATGCAAACTTTTAAAGAGTGGCTAACAGAAGCTGAAAATATCATGGAGCGTGGTGAAGACTCCAAGGGTCATTATCGTGCAACAGAAGATGGCGCCGGTATGACTCGTAAGGGTGCTAAAGCAGCGGGTATCAAGACTGCTGTCACAACTCCTCCCAGTAAACTAGATCCAGATGGTGAGGCTGCTGGTCGCCGTAAGTCATTCTGCGCTCGTATGGGTGGCATGAAAGGTCCTATGAAAGATGAGAAAGGTCGTCCAACTCGCAAAGCTATGTCGCTTCGGCGCTGGAACTGCTAATGTTTTTGAAGATTTCAATTGGTCTAGTTTTAGTTATAATCATAATGGCATTTGCCGGACGTTGGTATTATAACAGTACACAAGAAACTTTGGCGCAATTAAATCAAAATATTGCTACACTGAGAGCTAATCAGGAACAATTAGAACAAGCAATTGCCACTAGTAATGAAACAATTGCTAGACAACAAGCAGACGCAGTACAATTTGCTGCTGCCAATGATCAACTTAGAGCATCTTTTAATGAAGCTGAAAGATATCAAGATGAATTGGCTAGAAAATTAGCAAGTCACGATTTAACTAGATTGACATTGCAAAGACCTGGTTTGATTGAACCAAGAGTAAATAACGCAACATTGAGACTTTTTGATGAATTGGAAACTATTACTGGCAAGCCCGCTTCTACTATTGCTGACTAGTTGCATGGGTTTTAGTTTGTTTGGAAAAAAGGCGCCAGTTGTCCCTGAGCCTATTGTTGTTACTAAAACAGAATATTTGTATAGAAATATTCCTATACAACCAAGACCTAAACATGTCACATTAAATGACATAGATTTTTATGCAGTAACAGAAGAAAACTTAGACGAATTTTTAGTAAGATTTGGTGAAGAGAACGGAGCTGTTGTCTTTTTTGCAATAAGTGTACCTCATTATGAAAACATTTCCCTCAATATGGGAGAGCTAAGAAGATTTATAGAGCAGCAGAGTGCTATTATTCTGTACTACGAAGAAAATGTTAACGTAAAGCCGGATCAAAATGAAGAGCAGACTGAAGAAGATACTGGAAATTAAAAAAAGAATAGAAACCAATTCTGAAACCGCTGCCTGTGAAGAAACACAGTGTTGGGACGGTTGGAAGAAAAAAGGTACTAAATTAAAAGGAGGGCGCCTCGTGAACAATTGTGTTAAAGAATCTGGTTTACTCGGCAGATATTTGCTGCACAAAAAAAATTATGATCTTGCAGCAGACACGCTTTCATCATTAATGAAAAGAAAAACTGAGCGTAAGCACGGTGTTGAATATTATGCAGCTATTGTAGCTTCAGGTCATACTGGAGTTAATACTCGTGATTTAGTTTCTCACTACAAAAGCAAAAATAATATTAAAGAAAGTGAGTATAATGACACTGAAGAAAAAAATGATATGGCACATACGCAACTTCATTTTATTTCTTATGCTTCTGAAAAAATCATGAATTTGATATTGAGTGGTGTTAAAGTAGAAGAATGGTATCAAAATAAACTTTCTAAAGTTCATTCAGATATGGAGTCTCTGTACGCTTACATGGAAGGTACTAGTCGCAAAAATACAATGGGTGCCACAGACGAAGATATGAAAGAAGATTTGCGTAAGTGGTTTGATAAAGAACACCCTGAAGGTGATTGGAAAAGAATTAATAGCAAAGGTGAAGCGGTTGGTCCATGCGCGAGAGAACCTGGTGAACCTAAACCCAAGTGCATGTCAAAAGAAAAAAGAGCTTCTCTTAGTAAAAAAGAAAGAGCATCTGCTGTTCGTGCTAAAAGAAAACACGATCCAGATCCTGAAAGAAAAGGTGCGCCGATTAATGTATCTAGTGATGGTAAAGGAAAGATAAGTGAAGATGATATTGATTATATTACAGGATGCCCTTTACTTGAAAGACTGAATCCGAATGATGGTATGGGAACATATATAAGAGACTTTGGTAAATCTGATGCTCCTCAATTTAAAGGAGCTTCATCATCTCAGCGCCGAAAAATGGCAATTGCTGCCTACTTGGGTGCAAAACGTAAAAAGCTGGAAAAATGAAAACACTAAAACAATTTTTAGAAGCCATAAAATATAACTCTGACATGGGCGCCATGGATTGGGGAACACCTGCTGGCACTGAATACATGAAAGATGTTACACCTGGACAAAAGAATTCTAAAAAAACTGTTGCCAAATTTAAAGAAGAAACAGAAGCAGCAGAAACAAAAACTGAATATAAAAATGATAATGCTAAAAATGCTGAAATATTTTATGTACAACCATTATCAAAAGATGATATTGCTGAAATAGAATATGAATTAGATTCTATGGACGAAGAAGACATGGAAGAATATGGTTTCTTTGATGAAGATGACATTGATGATTCAGACTCCATTGTTGATTGGGACGATTTTGACATGGACGATGTTGACATTGTAGATAAACAAGGTCTTGATGAAGTGTTGTCAATACAAGGTAGAATGAAACGTAGATTCAATGCCCGCAAAAACAGACAGAAACTTAAAGTAGCAAGAGGTATTGCACTCAGACGCGGTGCAGCACCAGACCGTTTGAAAAAACGAGCAACTCGCGGCGCAAGATCAATGGTGTATAAAAGACTGTTGAAGGGTAGAGATAGGTCTTCTATGGCACCAGCAGAAAAAGCTCGCCTTGAAAAACTTGTTGGTATGTATCAACCTCTTATTCAACGATTTGCTGTTCGTATTTTACCTAAGATGCGTAAAATGGAACTTAGTCGTATGAAAAGTAGATCAAATAGAAAACCACAAAAGTCTAAAAAATACAAGGCAGCTTCTCCAGTTAGATCCAGCTCACAAAAATCTGTAAAATTTAAAGTTAAAAAATAATTATCTTTAAATTTATTGCTAAATTTTTCATATTTTATAATTCTATAGAAATTATAAATTATAAATACTATTATGGAAAAAATAGAAAAACAGAGATTAGAACAGTTAGTTCGCCTAGGCATTGTCCCTAGCAATAAACTTCCTATATTAGTTCAAGGTTTAGAAAACCTTAGCATGGGTAAACAATTATTGCCAAATGAAAGGGAAGTAATATCTAAGTATATGGACAATTTGACAAGTATTATGTTAAATGATACTACTGTTTTTAACCGGGCAAAATTACATACACAAAAATCAAAATATCAAACGGAGGAAATCACCGTGAATAATGGTGTTAAAATCTTTGACAATCCTGAAGAAGAAGAGCAACATAGAAAACAAACAGAACGTAAACTTAGAGTACGATCTGCTGATAAAAAAGAAAGATTTAAACTTCTTCCTGCTGCGGTAAAAAAAGAAAAAAGAAAAGCTGGATTGGATGAAGATTTATTAGCAATCAATAATACCTATCAAGCAGTGTTTGAAGCTGCATTAGAATTATACGGTGTTACCAATATTAGAGATTTGCCTGAAGACAAAAAGGCAGAGTTTTTTATTGTTGTAGATTCTGCCTCTAGCGATAATGACTTGTCTGACATTGAAGAAGATATGAAAGTAAAACAAGCTGTCGGTATTGCTTCAGATAAACGTTACAAAAAAGGTAATATGACTGGTGCAGTAAACGCCATTGAAAAACTTAAACCTGGTTTGTCAGATAATCCTCAAGTAAAAGCAGTCCTTAAAAGACAAAATGAAAATGTTGAAACTGACATTGAACAACTTGATGAAAAAAATGTACCAACAAGTCCTGAAAAATGGGCACAAGCTAAATCACAAGCTAAAGCTAAGTTTGATGTTTATCCTTCAGCTTATGCTAATGGTTGGGCAGCAAAAAAATATAAAGAAATGGGCGGCAGTTGGAAATCAATGAAAGAAGAAGTTGAACTTGATGAATCCTTCAATGTAATCGCAACGCACGGAAAAGTAGAAGTGCGATCTCATCCTGGTGACAGTGAAGGAAATCATATATCTATACATAAGAACGGTAAAGAGGTTGCTAGTGGTGACTATGACTTCTATGCTGATTCATACTTTATAAGTCATCCATCGCTTGGTAAAGGGCAAAAATCATTTAACTCTGCGAAAAGTATTGCACACCATTTTTCGACCATGAAAGAAGAAATTGAGCAGGTAGATGAGTTAAAAACAGGCACACTCCTTCGATATGCTAATAAAGCTGGTAAGGATGCGTTATCAAAGGGTATAGAATCTGGAAGAGCGCGAGATATGGGTGATGATGATAAAGCGGCCGCTTTAAGGCAGAAAAGTTATAAGCGTTATACCGGTCAAAAGCAAGCTATTGGTAAAATTAACAACAGATTCAAAAGTGGTGTTAATGTAGGTGAAGAAGTTGAACTTGATGAAGGTCGCCCTTCACAGCAGCACCCCTTAGAAGGTCATGCGTATCATAAAAAGTCCAATGCTGAATTAGAGTACATTGCTAAAGATGCACATGAAGCAGCAGAAGCAATGAAATCACATAATACTACTGCTGAAAACAAGTATCGTGATCAAGCTAACGATTCGGCAACAGTAAGAAATTTTCGTAAAAAAAATGGAATGCCTGATTGGTACAAGAAAAAGTATGGTCATATAAAAGAAGAAGTTGAATCAGTAAATGAATTGGTAGGCAATCAACACAAAATAGATGCTAACAAAAATGGCAAAGTTGATGCTCATGATTTTAAACTTCTTAGATCAAAGAAAAAACAACCACAAGGTGCTGACTTTGCCGCACAAAGACGCAAAGAAAGACTTGCATCTAGTGGGCGCATGGATGAAAACTTGAATGATGCGATAGCAAAAATTAAAAAGCCAGATATTACTCAGCAGATGGCAGATAAAGCAAAAAAAGATAACATCACTCAGTCTGACAAAGAAAAATTGAGTAAACTGTCTGCAATGATGAAAAAAGAAAATGTATCAGATAGTGAGCGTATGGATGAAAGATATGAAGATGATGACTATGGTTCAATGAGTAAAAAAGAATTCAAACGCAGAGAGATGGAACATGAATTGCGTGGTGAAGGTGGAGCAAAACGTAAATCCTATTATTCAAAACCTAAATCATATACAACAAATACACCGTCTGTTAGTGTCAAAAAAGAAGAAGTTGAACTTACATTTGAAGAAATGACTCCCGCACAGAAAGCGGAAAGATTAAGAATGATTGCAAGAGCTGCTGACAGAGTACAAAGTGGTGCCGCTGAAAAATCTGTTAAGAAATTAGCAAAAAAAGATATGAAATCTGCTGGCGCTCAGAGAGGCATGGCTCCTTTAAAGAAAGATGTCGATGAACAAATACAAATATTGCGTAAGACAATTGTAGAAGGCACCGCTAGAGAAAAGATTGTTGCTTACAAAGAACTTAATAATTTAATACAAGAAAAACTCAAAGGAGAAGAATAATGTCAGCTTGGGGCAAAAAAGACGATACAACTTCAGACGGCACAGTAACTCTTACCGCGCCGTCTATCACATTTAATGCTGCATCAGCACATGATGCAGGTGTTTATACTTCAGCAGCACATCCATTTCAACTAGGTGATCCTGTTGCATATTCAGATGGCGGCGGCACTCAAGTAGTCGGTTTGACTGATGGTGACACTTACTTTGTAACTAACGTAACTACTAATACTTTCAGCGTTGCTGCTACAGAAGCAGGTGCGTTGCACAATAATCCTACTATAATTGCATCAACTGATGGTGTCGGCGCTTCGCATACATTCACATTGAGTTTAGATTACGGTCGTGGTACTCTAACAGGTACTAGCACCAATTTTATTCCTGAACTTTCAGTTGGAGATATTGTACGTGTTGCTAATCAGGAAATGATTGCAATTGCAGTTGCAAGTGATACTGTTGCTACTGTCATAAATGCAAATCCTGTTACAACTCTGACTGTTTTTAGTGGTGAAGGCTTTACAATTAGTCAAAAACCTAAATCAATTGCATCAGATTCAAATATTCTGTCTAGCAATGTTTTTGGTGTTGATGCTACTGAAATTGGTTCAGGTGGTGATAATGTAACCTCAGTTGATCTGATTCAAGGTGGCGCACGTTATCTTGAAGTTCCTGCAGTTACCTTCTCTGGTGGTGGTGGCGCTTCTGCTGCTGCAACTGCTTCCATCGCGGGTGGATTAGTAACGGCAGTCACAGTAACAAACGTTGGTTCATCATATGAAACTGTACCAACTGTTGCTATTGCGAAAGCAAAACGCACTATTCCTACTTCTGGTGTAACAATTACTACTGAGCAAATCGCTTATGCTACTCACGGATTAGTTGCTGCTGAATCAGTAAAATATTTTACTGGTGGTGGTACTGCTATCACTGGATTGGTTAATGATACTGCGTATTTTGTATCTGCTCTTGGTTTGGCTGCCGGCACTTTCCGCCTTGCTGCATCAGCGGCCGCTGCTGCTGGTCGTACCGCTCTCGCTGGTGTTGCTATCTCTGGAACTGGTGGCGAATTTACTTGTACTGCAACAACTCTAGCAGCAGGTGATCGTATTAGAATTACTGGTACACTAGGCGGCACTGGTTCAATTACTGATTATACAACAGGAACTATCTATACTGTTTCTGCTGTTACTGGTACATCGCCATCTGTGACTGGTTTCACATTAACCACTGACGCTGGTTCTGCAATTACTACAACTGCGGGTACACCAACTGGTCTAACATATACACCATTTACAATCGTTTTGATTTCTGGCACTGGTAATAATGCTCAGTTTTTTGAAATTCAAGCATCTGCTGATCAAGCAACTGCAACTGCTGCAAAAGGCACTGGTGAAACAGGTACTTCAGCAGCACACACTGGTTGGGTAAAACGCACTGTTGGTACTGGTGCAAGAGCAGGTCGTATTCAGTATGAAGTTTTATGTGCGTTATCAAAAAATGGCATCACCAGTGATGCTGCTGATGATATTCAGTTCCCTGACTAATAAGGTAGTAAATTATGGCAGATGCAAAACTTTCAGAATTAACAGCGGCTACTACAGCCGCTGCTTCTGATACATTATATCTTGTACAATCAAGCACAAGCAAAAAAATTACTGTAGCTAATTTTTTTGCTTCATTGGCTACACCTGTTGTATTTACTGATAAGATACAAATACAAGATTCTGATACTATAACAGCAGCAGGTGCAATATCTGTTGCTACAAATTTGACTAAAATTTCAAATCCAAGCGGTTCTGGTACTTTAACCATCGCTGCTGGTTCTGAAGGTCAACTCAAAATAATTATTATGATCGCCAATACTGGTGGGCACACATTAACACTCACTGATGCTGATGTACAAGGAAGTATAGCTTTTAGTGCTGCCGGTAAATCTGCGACACTACTATATACTAATAGCAAATGGTATTTCATTGGAGGTACTGCTGTAGTTTCTTAGGACATTATATGATTGTTTTGAATGATGATAATTTTTTAATTTATGCGATAAAACATTATCACAACCCAAGTTCAATGGGAATTGATGAATTAGAAGATGATCTAAAAAGATTTAAATATGTAAAAAGATTATTGAATAGGTACAAAGATGAAAATGAATCAGTTGAAAGATTGATATTAAATCATTTAGTAGTATTGTATAATCTTTTCGGTGATGCTACCACAGACATGTTATTTTTTAAATTAGAAAAATCTTATTGGCCTGAATTGAAAACGTATCTAGTATATCTACACCGAATGCCGCTAGAAACTGTAGTGACAAAAGGTATAAAAGAAACAGATATACCATTAAATCAAGATTTAATTAAAAAACTTAGAGAACTTTAAATGATAAACGAAGGTAGACTTGTAGACAGTTTAATAGTTTTCAAAATATTGAAAATGTTAACAACCCCTATCGAAAATTCTGATGCCTTTAATTATGGTATTATTGACGCCAATGGTAAAAAAATAAAAGAACCTACAGGCGCTCAAGAATTAGAATCATATACCATTCTTAATCGTTTAATATTCAAAATACAATATGCTTTAATGAAATCTCCTGATAGAACTTCCAAACGCTTATTGACTTTAACTGCTGCTCTTGCTATACTAAGAGAACATAGCACAAAAGATTTTAATACATACACAGTTGAAGATATCAATGCTTTATTAGATATGTATGAAACTGATGAAAAAATTATTGCAGAGTCTATTCTACTTGAACGTAATACCTTAACATTTAAGACTTTCAGAGAAGAAATGGCAGCTAATGCAGTTGGTGGTGGTAGTATCGCTGGCATTGGTGTTGGTGCAAAAGGTGAACCAGGTGTTGATCCTAGATTAATGCCAATGATACGCAGAAGAAAGAAAAAAGATGCCTACCGTTAAGTCTTTAGAGACAGAACTTGCCATAGTAAAAAATGAAATAGGGCAAATAGCGCACCTATTCTCAAAATTAGAAATAACATTAGAAAAAATCACTAATGTTTCTACCAATGTAAGTCAGATATTGGCAGTTCACGAAAGAAGATTACAAGAAAATGATCTTCAATTTGAGAGTGTAAAAAATAGAATGGAAATTAGTGATGGTAGAGTAAAGGATGATATTAAAGATTTACATTCTAGAGTAACCTCAACTAGTAGAGAAGTAGAAGAAAAAATGTCTAAGGAAATAGACAAAGTATTACATGCTATACAAGATTTAAAAATACACATGTTAGAAAAAGATAATAAATTGGAAGAACGAATTGAAACGCTAGAAAGATGGCGTTGGATTATGGTTGGCATATTAATTGCTGCTGGTATTTTTCTGCCCGAAATTAGAAATTTCTTAACATCATTTGCTTGACAAAATAACTAAATTGTAATATAATAAACCTGTAACTAACACTTATGGGTTTTTTTGTTTTTATGTCTTTATATATTGATCTCAAATACATCGGAATGATTTCAGTGAAACTGAATAGATTCCAGAAAAAAAACGATTATTTGTTTAATTTTCGTTGCCCAGTATGTGGTGATTCTGAAAACAAAAAAAATAAAACTCGTGGCTATTTGTATCGAAAAGACAATGATATGTTTTATCGTTGCCATAATTGTGAATATGGTACTACCCTTGGTAAATTCATAGAACAAATTGATTCTCTTTTGTACAAAGAATATATCATGGAGAAATTTGTAAAAAAAGATGATAAACCTGAACCTAAGAAAACAAAAAATCCAGAGTATGCTTTTGACTTTAAACCTGAGTTTGATAAACCCTCAAGTTTGATTGATAATCTCATGGACAGAATTGATACATTGCCGGCTGATCACGAAGCAGTGCAGTATGTAAAGAAAAGAATGATACCTGAAGATCAATTTCATAGACTGTATTATGTTGACGATATACGAACACTTTCACAATTAAATACCAAATATACAGAAGCACTAAATATCAAACAGCCAAGAATTGCTTTACCCTTTATTCGCCCAGACGGGCAATTGATAGGTTTAGCATTACGAGGTATTCGTGGTGAAAAATTAAGATATATAAATCTGAAAATAAAAGAGAATGACCCTACTGTGTTCGGTCTTGATGTTGTTGACACCAATAAAGAAGTGTATGTGGTAGAAGGTCCTATTGACAGTCTGTTCATACCAAATTCAATAGCAGCAGTTGGTTCAGCTTTTGGTAAGATAGATAAGTTAGGATTGACTTATTTCACGATGGTATATGATAATCAACCAAGAAACAAAGAGATTTGTTCCTTGATACACAAACAAATCAAAGCCGGCAATCGAGTATGTTTATGGCCTGATATAATTGAAGAAAAAGATATAAATGATATGATAATTTCAGGGTTGACAAAAGAGGATATTATAAGTATAATAACTGATAATACTTATTCAGGGCTTGAAGCTGAACTACAATTTACAGAATGGAGAAAATGTTAATGTTGTTAAAACCTAATGTTATACTTGTTGGGATGACAACACCATCAGCAATGACCGGTTGCTTTACTGCAAATCAACTAATAGCATATGCTGCACGGGTGAGTAATCCAAGTAATCAAATTAATGATGAAACAGCACCAAAACTATTAAAATATCTCATAAAACATAGTCATTGGAGCCCTTTTGAGATGGTTTCCATAACAATGGAGATTACCACTACTCGCGACATATCTAGACAGATATTGCGTCACCGTAGTTTTAGTTTTCAAGAATTTAGTCAACGATATGCTAAATCTTCTAATTTTATTGATCGTGAAGCTAGGTTACAAGACAATAAAAATAGACAAAATTCTGTTGTTACCGATGACAGAGACCTTAAAGAAAATTGGAACATGAAACAACACGAAGTTATTCGTAAGGCTAACGAAGTTTACGAATGGGCTTTAGAAAACGGTATTGCAAAAGAACAAGCAAGAGCAGTACTACCAGAAGGCAATACTGAAACTACCTTGTACATGGCAGGAACATTGAGAAGTTGGATTCATTATTATCAATTAAGAAGTAAAAACGGAACTCAAAAAGAACATTCAGATATAGCTATAAAGTGCTGGGATATTATCAAGCAACATTTCCCAGATGTGGCTGAGGCAGTAGAGGAATTACAATGACAAAAAAAGAATATTTAGGGATTCAAATTGATTTATCAAAAGATAAATTATTTGATAAGTTAGGCATCCAACGACTGCAAGAAAGTTATATGAGAGAGGATGAAACCTCTCCTCAAGAACGATTTGCTTTTGTTAGTACAAGGTTTGCTAGTAACTTGGAACACGCGCAACGTTTATATAATTACGCAAGCGATCATTGGCTGTCTTATTCAACCCCTATTCTTTCTTTTGGAAGATCAAAAAAGGGAATGCCGATCAGTTGCTTCTTAAATTACATAGATGATACTGCGGAAGGATTGGTTAATAATCTTTCAGAAACAAATTGGCTCAGTATGCTTGGCGGTGGTGTGGGTATCGGATTTGGTATTCGCTCTACAGATGATAAATCAGTAGGAGTAATGCCACACCTTAAAACTTATGATGCATCATGCCTTGCTTATCGTCAGGGTAGAACTAGACGCGGTTCTTATGCGACTTATCTTGATATTAATCATCCAGACATAGTTATGTTTTTGGAGATGCGTAAGCCAACAGGCGATCAGAATGTAAGGTGTTTGAACTTACATCATGGAGTAAACATTTCAGACCGCTTTATGGAATTGATTGAACGATGCATGTCTGATCCTACTGCGGATGATGGTTGGAATTTGTGTGATCCTCATTCAGGTGAAATAAGAGAAACAGTTTCAGCTAAAGAACTATGGCAGAAAATACTAGAATTAAGAATGGAGACTGGTGAACCTTACATTCATTATATTGATACTAGTAATAAACATCTACCAGAGTTTCAAAAGAAACTCGGTTTAAAAATTCACCAGTCAAATCTTTGCTCAGAAATTATTTTGCCAACAGATAAAGATAGAACAGCAGTATGTTGTTTGTCCTCGGTAAATTTAGAATATTATGATTCTTGGTCCAAGAATACAAGATTTTTAAAAGATATAGCTGAAATGTTGGATAACGTATTACAGTATTTTATTGATAATGCTCCTGATCAAGTTTCTCGCGCTAAATATTCAGCATCACGCGAGAGAAGTATTGGTATTGGTGCTTTAGGTTATCATGCATATTTACAAAAACATATGTTTGCTTGGGAAAGTTGGCAAGCTACTAGCGCCAATGTGAGAATGTTTAAACATATTAGGACTAAACTTGATGAAGTTAATTTGGAAATCGGAAAAGAAAGAGGCGAAGCTCCTGATGCAAAGGGAACAGGAAGAAGATTCAGCCATGTTATGGCAATCGCACCAAACGCATCAAGCAGCATCATTATGGGAAACACTAGCCCTAGTATTGAACCGTATAGGGCAAATGCTTACAGACAAGATACGTTATCTGGGTCTTATCTCAATAAAAATAGAAGTTTGGTGGGTCTTATTCAAAGTAAGATTGAAGCTGGGGAAACTAAACAGACAGAAGACGAAATCTGGTCGTCAATAATTTCAAACGATGGTTCTTGTCAACAGTTGAAATTCTTAACTGAAGATGAAAAGAATGTATTTAAAACAGCTATGGAAATAGATCAGCGTTGGATAGTTGATCATGCATCTAAGCGTCAAGAATATATTGATCAAGGGCAATCATTGAATTTATTCTTTAGACCAGATGTGAATAAAAAATATTTGCATCTCGTACACTTCTTAGCATGGAAGTCTGGTCTGAAAACACTTTATTACTGCCGTTCTGAGAAGATTGGTAAAGCAGACAAAGTGTCTAGAAAAATTGAAAGAGATATTATTAAAGAAACAAATATGGCTACACTCATAGAAGATAGTACTTGTTTAGCATGTGAAGGTTAGGAGTTTAAATGTTTTTAGTAGCAAATATACCACCAGTTCACTGTTGGATTAGAAAAGAATTTCTTTATGATTTTAAAGAAGGACATGGTGAATATGTTCCGTGCATTTGGGTAAGTATTAAATCTATTCGAGGGCAAGCATTTCGAATTGAATCTTACTTACCAGAATATGGTGCATTGTACGACAAACTACCATTGAGTGCATATGTTAGCAGAAATCATAATTTGAATCCGTATAAATTTTTGCCTTTAGATCATTTGCAAATATGGGATTGTTTAGGTTATGATATGACAGTGGTTCAAAAAGTTTTTCTCAAGAACCTTACTGGCAAATTTTATGCAAAAGATAAAAATTGGTATCAAGGTAATTACATGTTTACAGTGGATCATGCTGCTCCAGATCATAACGTTATGGACTTAACATATACTGAATGGCCTGAAGACCACAAATCATATAATTTTATTGAACTTGATAATGGACAGTATTCAGCACAACCAAATAATCGTTGTATATTCTTTGACGCAGCAAGCAATCCTAAAGAATTACTGTTTCCAGATTTTAAAGTTGCAACAAAAAAATATATTGTAGAACACAATCCAAAGTGGGCGCTAGGTGATACTGATACGGTTATGTATGAATAATAAAAACGGTTTCAATATTATTAATTTCTTATTTCTACCGTTAACAGTATTCAGTGTAGTTTGGTCATTAGTTTTCGGTACCTGGCAGTTATGGATAGGTACGTTATTATTTACTATATTATACCATGGTTATGGTGTTAGTGTGGGCTTTCATAGACTACACAGTCATAAAACATTTGAGACTTGGGAACCGATAAGAAAATTTATTCTGTACTTGGGGTGTCAAGGCGCTCAAGGATCTCCTATAACCTGGAGTCTTATACACAATATCGGTCATCATGCTTTTACAGACACAGATAAAGATATACATACACCAACAAAGGGATTATTTTATGCTTTTTTTGGCTGGGTTTTTCATAAATCTAATCATGAGTTTGCTAAAAACGAACTGTTTAAAATACGAAGACAACTTGATCCTTTTGCATTGTGGTGCCATAAAAACTATGAATTGTTAATTTTGTTAAACATAGTATTAATTGCTTTATTAACAGGATGGTTTTTTGGTGCTACATACATATTTGCAAGTTTAAATGCAAGTTTTTTAAGCATAGTGATAAGTGGTATTGTAAATGTATTTGGACACTTGCCTATAAAAGGGTTGACTTACGAGACTGATAAAACAAGCAATAACAGTACAAATAATCCATGGTTGGTATTTGTTACTTTTGGAGAAAGTTTACACAATAATCATCACTATAAACCGACAAGATTAAACTTCAATACTAAATGGTACGAATTTGATGTTGGTAGATGGTTAATAGCAACAATAAGGAAACCTTAATGATAGAAAAAATTGACAGTAGTTATCCTTTACTGCCACTGATTTCTTTTTGCAGTAAATCACTAGATGATTCTAGACCGAATGCAACTAATATGGATCCTATTGATTGGAAGAACAAACCTCACACTTTTTTATATTTGCTGTACATAGAAAAAAGATTTGATGGACCTCGGGCAGGTTATTTAGTATATCATGATAAGGGAGAAATAGTTGCAGGTGCTGGTTGGTATTCTAGTGATTGGGATACCAATATATTTGTTGCATCTAGAATGTACACCATACCAGGACAATTAAAAGGATTAAGTCTGAAAGATGCTAACAGTACAAATGATCTAGTTTACTCGTTAGAAGACTTTTGTATTAAAGATGGATATTTAGGTGGGTGCCATACAACAGAATTATATAATGAACACTTAGTTGATAGAAGTATAAAAATAAATGATAAATCCAGATACCCTGATTATCATAATGTAACAGAAACTATATCTGGTAGAACTTTAATTACAAAAGAATTTAGAAAAGCCAATGTAAGAATGAGGTCACTAAAAAAAATAGGTCCTTATTTTATTAAAAACACCAATCAGTTGATATTTTATAGTTTATATGATCCTACATACGAAGAAGAATTTTTGGAGAAATTGAATACATGTCAAAGTTAACAGAAGAACGTTCTTATTTTAAGCCCTTCAATTATGCATGGGCATACGATGCTTGGTTAAAGCATGAACAATCTCATTGGTTGCACACTGAAGTCAATATGGCAGAAGATGTGAAAGATTGGAAAAATAAAATTACAAGTGAAGAAAAATCATTTCTCACTCATATTTTTAGATTCTTCACACAAGGTGATATTGATGTGGCAGGTGGTTATGTAAATAACTATTTGCCCTATTTTAAACAACCTGAAATAAGAATGATGCTTGCAGGATTTGCTGCAAGAGAAGCTCTTCACATAGCAGCGTATTCTCATCTCATTGAGACTCTTGGCATGCCTGAGTCTACATATTCTGAATTCCTAGAATATGAAGCTATGAAAGATAAACACGAATATTTTGTTGATATGTCTAATTCAAATGGAACAGTTGAATCAGTAGCAACAAATATTGCTGCGTTTTCTGCTTTCACAGAAGGTATGCAATTGTTCAGTTCCTTTATTATGCTGTTGAATTTTCCTCGTCACGGCAAAATGAAAGGCATGGGACAAATTATTACCTGGAGTATTGTTGATGAAACATTACACGCAGAGAATATGATCAAATTGTTCCGTGAATATATTAATGAAAATATTAGTATCTGGAATGATGACCTCAAAGGAAAGATATATACTATTGCTGAGAAGATGGTTGAGCTAGAAGATAAATTTATTGATCTAGCATTTGCAATAGGACCAATGGAAGGATTAACTCCTGAAGAAGTTAAAACTTACATTAGATATATTTGCGACAGGCGGTTGATTTCTTTGGGGCTTAAAGGTATTTTTAAAGTCAAAAAGAATCCTCTTCTGTGGGTAGAATCTATGATAAATGCACCTACTCATACAAACTTTTTTGAAAATAAAAGTACTGATTATGCTCGTGGTGCATTGACTGGTGAGTGGGGTGATATTTGGGCAGCATGAAGTGGCAATTGTATTATGCAGAGATTGCAAATATGACAGCAAATCTTTCTACTGCCAATAAACTAAAAGTTGGGTGTGTCATTACTAAAGACAATCGCATTTTGTCTATAGGATATAATGGCACACCCTCTGGATGGTCTAATGAATGTGAAGATAAAGTTTACTGTGAAGACGGGGACTACAGAGAACAACAGTTACCCAAAGACTCTAATGAATGGAAGAACTTTAAATTAGTATCTAAGCCTGAAGTATTACACGCAGAAGCTAATGCTCTTATGAAGTTATGTAGGTCAACGGAATCAAGTGACGGTGCGACACTATATGTCACTCATTTTCCTTGTATCGAATGTGCTAAATTAATATATCAATCAGGCATAAAAGAAGTGTACTATATAAATGATTACGAGGCTTCAAAGGGAAGCGGTAAAGAATTTTTATTCAAAGCAGGAGTAAATGTATGTCAAGTAAAAAAACAATAGATCATTATTGCAATAATTGTGGTTCAGATTTTATGATCACCTATGATGAGGAAAATAGTTCAGACGATCCTTACTATTGTACTTTTTGTGGTGTAGAATTTGATTTTGAATTTTCTGATGAGGGTGATGAATTAGATGATCACTTGCAATTTGAAAGAGGATACGACTAAAAATGGTACAGGGTCAGTGGTCGGGCGGTAAAGGCAGCACCCAACGCAAAGTAGATAAACAAAAGTTTAGCGACAACTGGGATCTGATATTCAGTAAAAATAAAGTCATAAATAGTACATCTAATAATGAGGATGTACTTAATGATAGTAGTAAAGAAGAAAAAACCGAAAATAAAACCAATTCATAGAGTATATTGCACATATTTTCCGTCTGGTTTATATTATATCGGTTACTCTGGTAAAACTGAAAAGTTATATGAAAAATATTATGGAAGCTCTGCCTATGTTAAAGAGTTTGAAGGTGAACTTAAAAAAGAAACTATTGCAATTTATGAGAAAAAATCTCATGCTAAGATGCAAGAGTTTTTACTGCAATGGCAACAGCGGCATGATCCAAATTGTTTAAACTCTATGTTAAATATAAGATTAAACAAGGAACCACTTTCTAGTTTTGTTCCTATTACTTGGACACCTAAAAAATTAACCAGTATTGATGAAGAACAGCTTGACTTATTTGAAAATATCATATACAATGAGTAACAATCAAAAAAGGAAACAAATATTATGAAAATCAATGATGTTGTGTCAGTAGTAACTCCTGCGGGAGAGTTTATTGGCAAGTTAGCAGAGCAAACTGATAGCAGAATTAAACTAAAAGATCCTCGTATGCTTATTCATGCAGGAGAAGGTATGGGGTTTGCTAGAGGCATTGCTATTAGTGGGCGTGAAAATCCCGCTGAAGTAGAATTCTTTGCTTCAGGTGTTGTGTTTATTACACCTACAAATGATGATGTAGAGAAAGCATACCGTAAAATGACAAGTGGTATTATTTTATAATGGAGAGTGATATGATTAAAGATCAATATATTCAGCAATTGCGTACAGGTACTCGCACAATTACATTTACTAAGGTAGATGGTACTGAACGTGTGATGAATGCAACACTACTAGAAAGTGTTGTTCCTGCCACTGAAGGCAAACGTACTGCACCTGCATCAAATCTAGTCGTATTTGATACAGACAAGCAGGCATGGCGCTCAGTAAGAATTGATTCTATCAAATCTTTTGTATGAAAGTAACGGTGATAGGCAATGGGCTCTCAAGAGGGCCTATTCCTTTAGATAAGATACCCGGCATAAAGATAGGATGCAATGATATTTACCGTGAATATTGTGTGGATTATTTGTGCGCTGTTGACTACGCAATGTTAAAGGAAATACATGAAAGCGGTTATGATGGTACGGTTTACTATCGCCATTTTAGTCTTAAACGTCAAGGACTAGAACCTAAAGCCAATTGGCACTCACCGTATTTTATGCAAAATAATAGTAGCGGTCATGGTGGTATTGAACTTGCTGCATCATTGAAAGCATCTCAAATAGACCTACTAGGATTTGATTGTATAGTAGGTAGAGTATACGGCACCGATTTAAAAACTTACAGACCTCCTTCAAACATAATGCTTTGGATTAACGCTTTAATTCACATGGCTAAAGTATACCCCATTCGTAGAGTTGTCGGCGAGAACTCATTAGATATACCTGAAATACCTTCAATAACCGTAGAAAACTATCTAAAAGAGCTTGACAAATAGGTATTCCTTTGTTATACTATATAAGTAAACACTAAAGGAGTCCTTTCATGGCTAAAACATCAAGAACACGCAGTACATACGTATTGCCAGAACCCAAATGGGCAGAATACAAAATTCTGACTGACGATGCAGAACGAGACACTGCACTACAACACTGCCTGTATTTTGTCCATTACGAAATTGCAGAAAAGGCAGGTATTGCCCCACTTAAAAAGTGGATGAAAGAAAACTGGGACAAACAAGATATAACTTCTATCTCTGTCCTGCCAGAGTCTGCATTCTATAGTATGTCTAAATATTTTTTCTGTTGGAATAAACTGGGTTGGCTTCCTGAATCCGTTTTAAACTTTATGAAAAAACAAAAACTTGTTTGGTTAAAGCAGGCGTCTTTGTATATTGAAGAAAAAGAAGAGACACCTAAAGTTGTAAACATTCGTGAGAATCTTAATAAATTTGCTATTGCCATTGATGATAGTATAGAAAAGATTATTGGTGGTACACAGATTACAAATTATAAAGATTTTGTATTATCATATAATTTAAATGCTGCTGAAATAAATAAGGCAGTTGAAATTGTAGACAGGTTTGCTATAGAATTTAAAGAATTGGCAGAAGGAACAGATACAGACTTAATGGAAGGTTATTCTCATGTTAAAAAGTCTACCCTGAAACATTTACTTGCCTTTTTCGATGGCATTGTGATTGGGCTTTCTGAAACTAAACAGGTTAAAAAAATTGTACGAATTAAACGAAAAAAGCCTGTTGATAAAAACAAACTTGTGAGTAAGTTAAAATATACTAAACAAGATGTGGAGTTGAATCTGACTTCAATTAATCCTGTTGAGATTATAGGTGCTAGTGAAGTGTGGGTATATGATGTCAATCGTAAACGCATTGGTGTGTACGCTTCAGAGTATGCAAATACTTTAGGAGTAAAAGGTACAGCCATAGACAATTATTCAACTAGTAAATCCTATGAAAAAACAGTTCGTGCAGCAGATATAGTTAAACAATTGGTAGACTGTCGTAAAAATGGTTTACATACACTTGCAGATAAAATACGAAGTAAAAAATATCCAGTCAAGACTCGGGTACAACCTTCAATGATTTTATTGAGGGTAATAAAATGAATAAGGGTATTATAATTATAGACTTTAATCAGGTAGCTATTGCTACTTTTATGAGCAATGTTGGATTTGGTTCTAACACTGACATTGAAGTAGACTTGCCTCTGTTGCGACACATGATCATTAATACCATACGCTCATATCGCACAAAATTTGGTGCTGAATTTGGTGAACTCGTTATTGCATGTGACAACAGGCATTATTGGAGACGCACAGTTTTTCCATACTACAAAGCAAGTCGCAAAAAAGAGAGAGAAGAATCAAAATTTGATTGGAGTACCATATTCAATTCTCTATCTATTATTAGAAGTGAATTAGAAGAGTATTTTCCTTATCCGGTTATTGATGTAGACGGTGCTGAAGCGGATGATGTTATTGGTACACTTGCTGAGTATAGTCAGACAATGGGTGAATCTGATAATATGTTTGAGGACTCATCATCAGTGCCTTTTTTGATTATCAGTGGCGACCATGATTTTAATCAGTTGCAAAAATGGTCTAATGTAAAACAATATTCACCTGCATTTAAAAAGTGGATTAAGATAAAAGAATCTGCTTCCCGTGTTCTCATGGAACACATTATCACAGGTGATAAGGGAGATGGCATACCTAATATGTTATCACCTGATGATTCGTTCGTGAATAACATTCGTCAAAAACCGATTCGTAAGAATTTGTTGGAAGAATGGAAATCAAAATCACCTTCCGAATGGATAACATCAGACATGTCTCATGGATATAATCGCAATCAAATGCTGGTTGATCTAACCAAAACTCCTCAAGACATTAAAGATGCTATTATACATAGTTATGTAAAACAACAAAACGGTGACAGAAGTCAACTTTTAAATTATTTTATTAAAAACAAAATGAAAGGAATGATGGATGTTATTGGTGATTTTTAATTATTGGAGAGAACAATGGTGATAAAATTTAGACAAACTGATGAGGGGTTTACATGGGTATTTAAAGCGCCCACTGTACCTGAACAAATTAAAAGATTGAAAGAATGGGCAGCAACAAATCAAGCACTCGTACCTATTGTTCGTCTCGGTGTCGGTGCTGAAAAACCGGATTGGAATCTGCCTGAAGGTATGCCCGATATTACTAAACTACAAGAAGACATTCCAGATGGCATGGGGCAGACTTCTTTGCAACTAGAATGGCGTAGAATAAAAGGATTTATTATTCCGAATAGTAATATGAGCAAATTGTCCACAGTGAAACGTGAAGCACAATGGGTAAACATTTTAGAGTCAGTGCATCACAAAGAGGCTAAAATTCTAACAGCAGTCAAAGATGGTACGTTGCTTGAACTGTATCCTGAATTGGAATCATTGTTACCTGGATTAGGTATCACTGAATATAACAAACCCGAAACTAAGAAAAAATCTAAAACTACTAAGAAATTGCAACTAGTATAATTGGTAAATTCATTATGATTAATACTCTTAAAAAAGAAGTGATAACACTATCAATGCAAGAACTTCAACCTTATATTAAAGACGATGTTGTGCGACCAAATATCTCGGTTTACAACAGAATGGGTCCAGGTAAAAAAACATTTGCTTTGAAAGAGGGTGAAAAGATACTAGCAGTAATGTGTGTGTCTTATGGTTACGCTGCACCTGTTAATGAAGAACAATTGCAAAAGGGAACTGGAGCCGATCTTCTTAATTATAATATTAGTCCAATTGATAAGACTAATTTTTTCATAACACCTTATACATTGTGGTCATATGCCCCTGGCATGGGGTCAGAACTTCTTAGACAGTTTATTGCTAGTGTTAAAGAAAATTATTCGAATATCAATATCAGTCTTTGGCCACGAATAGTAACAATGTCACCTAAAACTCCTGTGGCTACTAAATTTCATTTAAAGCATGGAGCTAAATTGATAAGTGAAAATGAAGAATCGAATAGCTTTGAGTATTTTATTCGGTGAGTCTATAAGGATCGTACTTTGTGCCTAACTGATAACCGTCAGGCACAGGGTCGGTGTGTGGAATAGATGTTACTTTACCATTAGGTCCACATATATATTTGTAAGGCATCCTTTGTCTTCTTTTCTGTGACATTTTTAGTTTAGTTGTCAGTTTTTGTTTACGCCCATACATGTTATTATCTTCACCTCGATATTTTCCTGTATGGTTTTTGCTGATTTTCTTTTTATGATCCTCT